CTCCAACTCTGTCCACGAGCACAGCTCTATGAGCTTGTCGCCAAGTCTGTAAGCGCTATAAGCCTCACCAGCATACGACAAATCCACAAGATGTTGTGTTCCCTGGTCAAGGTGGTACATTGTCTTGAGGGCCAAGAGCCTGGGGTTGCGATATGCTCCATGTGAGGTAACATAATAACCGCAAAAGCTAGGTCTGCTCGTGTACTCCACCTTAGCTACTGTTAAGAAGTGCTTGCGGATGCGGAGCCAGAGAGGTGAAAGGACCAACCTTCTGTTCGCACTCATATCATCACCACCTACGGCCAACGGCACTCCTCTGGGTAAATTATACATGAGGATGGTCAATGCCAAATTGTAGTAGGTGTTGAAGTCGTAGGTGCCTGGTTCGCCGGTGTCGCGTCCCGTTTGCTTAAGCCCTATAACCGAGGAAATGATGTGAGTTTTCCAGAACATGTAGAGCTCAGGCAAGGTGCGGCAGTCACTCATGAACTGATCGAACAATGCGATGTGAGCCCTGTCAAGGCCAAACTGGTACATCAACTTTAGTTCAATTCCCAGGCTATCACCGCGCTGTGTGGAGTCGAAGTTCTCAAGGTCGCTCTCCGTGCTCTCCCGGTCGACCCAATGCTCCCGAGCCCACTGATCAAAGTCATCAGCGGTCTTCTCGCAGTTGCAGTACAACTCGGCCGGAAACTTGTGCATCACCTTGCAGCGAAGGTAGCGTACCATTAGTCCAAAGAGCAAGATGACAGCGTCGTGGCAAGTGGCGAGGCTCTGACCGGCCTTGGCTGGTTTGCCCAAGGTCTCCAACTTAGCCTTTAGCTGCGACTTGACGAAGTGGTCCACGAAGTTGAGCTTCCAAAAGGGGTCTCCGCGCTTGACATTGTTGAGCAAGGTTTGCTGCGTCTTGGTTGTCAACTTGCGGAACTCGGTCTCAAAGATGCACTGCTCGAACAGCTCTGTATCAAGCTTTTCTGGGAACTTTTGGAACCCTAAATAGCTGGCCAGATGGTCGAATAGAACCTGCGCCTTCCAATCTGAGCTGTGCAAGTCCTCTAGGTTGTCCTCGGCTGAGCCTGGGGAGAGCCGCTTCTTGATGGTGACCGGAAACAGGACTGGGTCGGTGCCTCGTTGATTCGGAAACAGCTGCTCCGTAGGCATCCCGGAAGGATTGTGCCTCTCGACAAAACAACTTGTCATTCCAGCGTCTGTCAG